CAGCCTCGGTAGCATCTGGGTGACGAGGTCCTGGTGCTTGGTGTCCATCTCGACCAGCGTCTCCAGCGCCTCCTCCCGGGTGTCCTCCGGGAGGCCGCCGAGCGCGTCCTGGAGCTGCTCGAACTCGTCGCTGACCTCCCCGGGCGGCTCGTCGTCGTAGCTCACGTCGCCGCTGTCGGTGTTGCGCCACCCCGCGCCGCCCTGCGGGCCCTGGTACGGCACCCACCCGCCCTTGGACCGGGCCCCGCGCTCATTTCCCTCTTCGCCCCCGTCGCCGCCACGACGCTCTCTCTCCGTCTCTCGCCGGCCCGCGCTTTCGGCCGGCGTCCGCTCGGTGCCGTCGTGCCTCCACGGCTCGTCGCCGCCCGCCTCACCGCCGTCCGCGCCGCCGCCGGCTTTCCCGCCGCCGAGGACCGACAGCGGCTCCCCGCAGTGGGGGCAGTCCCGCTCGAGGTCGCCCATCGTCTCGGCTTCGATGGTTTCGCCGGTCGCCTCGCAGGTCCCCTCGCCGCTCTCCGGGTCGAGGTCGTGGCCGTTCGCCATCGGGTCGCCCTTCGAGGTGGCGGTCGGCTCGCCGCCGAGCCGCCGCAGGTCGACCACGCGGTTGCCGGTCGCCTTCTGGAGGTCCCCCACTGTGCCGTATTCGGAGACGTGTGGCTCGTCCAGCTCGTCCGGGAACGCCTCCCTGTGCCAGTCGACGTACACGCCGGCCTCCGGGAACGACACGCCCACCCCGAGCACGTCGCTGTCGTAGGTGTCGTTGTCTTCGCCCCGGCCGGGGGCGACGCGGAACACCTTGGTGTCGGCCGACCACCGGTCGTCGCCCACGGCCTTGAGCGAGGCGGGCTCGCTCTCCGGTTCGAAGTCGCCGAACATCCCGGCGAGCGGGCTGCCCCCGTCTTCGTCGTCGCCCTCTTCGAAGTCGCCGTCGGCGACCTCCACCTTGTCGTCCTCCAGCCGCGCGTCCAGGCCCGCGCCGGCGGCGTCCTGCCCGACTTCTATCTGCTGCCTTAGCTCCTCGATGTCGGTGTCCTGCGGCGGCACGAACTCGTATATCCAGTCGTCCAGCCCCAGGACCTTCGCCAGCTCGTCCAGCGGCCCGGCGACCGTGTCGTGCATCGCCGACGCGATGGTGCGGTCGGTGACCTCCATCTGCAGGCCCTCGTTGTTGAGCCCGCCGGCGTCCGACAGCTCCGAGTCGAACACGTTCGTGACGCCGAAGTGCGTGCGGATGTCCTGCTTGTACTGGTCCTTGATGGTCTGGTCCTGTCCCAGAAGCTCGTCGCTCATGAGGTCGACGACCTGCACCTCCGGCGTCGAGTTCGACTCCCCGCTGTACTCGTTGAACATTATCTGCTCGCTGTAGGGGTTTTCCTTGGCGTCGTCCTCGGCCTTGTCGAGCTGCTTCTCCCAGGCCTTCCGGTTGGTGGTGTGAACCACCATGAACTTGTTCGGGTAGCGCTCGGACTCCGGGTCGTAGAACGCCGCGCCGTAGATGTCCATCCAGTGCAGTATCGACTGTTTCAGCCAGACGTGGTGGATGGGCGACAGCCCGTCCAGCCCGTGCAACCTGGGGTAGTAGCGGGCCCACGTGACCACCTCGTCGGCGAAGTAGTGCTTGCTGGGGCGGTCCGAGCGCGAATAGCGGCCGGGGCCGTCCACCTCGCAGAAATACACCTCTCTGAGGGTGGCGCCGCACTCCGGGCACCGGGTCTCGCCGCTTTCGTGCTCGTCGCGCCGGGTCAGAGCGCCCTCGCGGTGGACGGGGCAGGTCCACCAGTGGTTGCCGACGCGGCCGTTCTCGTCCACCACGGGGACGACGCGCTTGGGGTCGCCCCGGACCAGCTCGTCGACGCCCTCGTAGACCACCTCGCCGCGCTCGTAGACGCCGGTGTCGCCCTCGGCCACCGCGTAGTCTTTCTTGACGACGACCAAAGCGACCCCCAGCCTGCTCTGGTCGTCCTCCAGCGCCTTCATCAGCTCGCGGAGGCTCTGGCCCTCCTTGTTCACCGACTCGGCCATCCGCTGGGCCTCCCTCTTCTCGCCGGGGTGCGGCGGCCGCACCGGGTGCTGCTGGTATCCCTCGGGCACGTCGTCGGTGTCGGTCGGCGGGCTGTCTACGCCGTCCCGTGCCATCTCGCCCCGGGCGCACTCCAGGCAGAACTCCAGCTCCTCGTCGTACTCCGCGGTGCAGCCGTCCGAGACGCACTTGGCGGCGAACCGCGGCTGGATGACGGGGAACTCCGAGCGGTACATCTCGTTCCGCAGGGTCATCGTCGCGTTGGCGACCTCGTGGCCGTCCAGCCCCATCGCCTCCAGTTGCACGCTCCCGAGGTCGGTGAAGACGTCGTTGAACCTGCGGATTGGGCCGGCGTCCTTTTTGTACTCCGTGGTGGTGCCCTGGGGGTCCGGCGTCGTGGCCTTGCGGTCGTCGGGCGCGGGCTCGGTCTGGGTTTTCTCGGCGAGGCCGCGCTCGACCGCCTCGGCGGCCAGCCCCTCGTTGTAGGGCATCGCGAGCATGTCGCGGCCCTCGCCGTCCTCCCCGAGGTGCACGAACCCCGGGAACCTGCCGGGCTCGCCGCTGGAGTCGGCGCTCATACCGGGCGCGTTTGGACGCGGGGGCGACGGTGGGGCGGGCGTCGCTCTATCCGACCGGCAGGTCCGAAAGCGACCGCTTGGACGCCGAGATGTCCTCCGAACCTATGGCGCGGAGCAGGATTTCGACGGCGTCGAGGCGGTCGTCGTGCGCCCCGGTGGGGAACGCCGCCCACTCGCTGATGAACCCGCGCCACTCGTCGCTACGGTGGGGGCCGTTGTCGATGCGGTCGTACAACCGGACCTTCCCGCTCTCGAAGCGGCTCGACATCGAGATTATGCGGTCGTCCTTGCTGCCGCTCGACGACGACTGCTGGAAGTTCAAGCCCTCGTCGCGGGCGGTCTGGACGAACCAGCGCTGGGCCTGGTTCGACTCCACCATCACCTGCGCCGGGTCGTACTCCCTGACCGCGGCCTGCACCCAGTTGATGCCCTTCTGCAAAGTCATGCCGCGGCGGCGCTTCGCCTCGACGACGTACGTGGTGCCATTCCTGTAGTCGTGGCCCGCTATCGCGACCGCCCAGTAGTCGGCGTCGTTCGCCGCCGCCCTGGCGGGGTCGTCCTCTATACCGACGTCCACGCCGGCGTAGAACTCCAGGCGGTCGTTGTTGAGCGGCGGCCCCCCGGGTAGCTCGTCCGAGAAGTGCAGCATGTCCTCGCCGAGCACCTGGCCCATGAGCGCCTCGGGGTCGTTCTGGTTCTCGCGCTTCCAGATGAGGGTGCCCTCGCCCTCCATGCCCATCGCGCCGACGTACTTCCCCAGCAGGGTCTCCAGCGGGTAGCGCTCGCTCCACAAAACCTCCACGTCGCGGTGCGGCCTGACCCCGGTGACCACCTCTTCCTTGGGGTCGACGTCGCCAAGCTCCGAGCCGCCGTACACCTCGCCCTGTTGGGTTTCGACGGAGAAGTCGCGGTTTTCGACTATCGACCAATCCGATATGGCGGGCTCGACCACCACGTCCCAGCCGAACGAACCCGCCATCCGCGAGTAGATGTCCTCCGGGTGCTTCCGGGTCCCGAGGACGAGGTAGACGGAGTCGCCCTCGCTCCCGAGGTTCTGGCTGTAGTCGCTGAACTGCTGCCACGCCTTCTGCCTCCTGGCCTCCGTTCTCTGGGTTTTCCACGACACCACGTCGTCGAACACCAACAGGTCGTAGTGGCCGCCGGTGACGCCGGTGTCGAACCCCGCCGCCCTGACGGTGGGCTCGCGGTGGGCCGCCTCGCGCCCGAAAGTCAGCTTCTTCCGGGTGTGCTGTTTGACCTCGAGTCCGTGCTCGTCCGCCACCGAGCCCTCCAGGACCTCGCCGTCCTCCACCCCGAGGGTGCCCTCGAGCTGCCCCTTGATGTCTTTCGCCTGCGCCGCCGTCTCCGACATCAACAGTATGCGTACGTTGGGGTTGTCGCAGACCTTCCACGCCGGGATGTCGGTCGCGCCGGTCTGGCTCTTGCCGTGCTCCCGCGGATACAACCTAGCGATTTTCTTAGCCGAACTAGGGTACCTGTTCGACAGCCCCCTGAACACCGCACCCATCATCTCCCGCAGATGGGGCGGCGGCGCGCACTCGTGCGGGATGTTCCTGAGCTGGAACGCGAGCGGATGCGCCAGCGGGTCGTCTCGAACTAACTCGCGGAGGTCGCCGCTATTCATCCTGCATGTGCCCCCATCTCGTTCCGTGCATTATTCTGCTGATGGTTGTGGCCGCCACGCCGAACTCGTCCGCGAGTTCGGTCCTGGGCTCGTCCGGCCTGTCAAGTATATCTCTCACGTCCTCCTCCGTCAGTTTGGAGTTGACGTGGTTCTCGCCTCTGAACGAGTCCGGGTCTTTCTGCCCGCGTTCGTAGGCATCGTGGAGGTTATCGGAGCGGTCGCCGAGGTATAGGTGGTCAGGGTTCACGCATCGCTTGTTGTCGCACTCATGCAGAACGAGCCCATCGCCGGGGTCATTGTTGTTGTCCAGCGACCACGCAACGCGGTGGGCGTACTCCATGGCGCCGCTGATGTATATAATCCCGTATCCACCACCCGTTGTTGCAGCGGACCACTCCCAGCACCCATCACCCAAATCCGCCTTCTGCCACAGGCGCTCCGGATTATCCATGTCTGCATGGCTTGTGCTCCGGCACGACGGTTAGTAGTTGTCTGGAACGCCAGCGGGTGCGCCAGCGGCTCGTCCCTCACCATCGCCTCGAGACCCTCCACCCTTAGAAACCCCCGCCGTTCCGCAGCGCAGCGTACTGCACCTCCGCGGGGTTGCCGGTCGCCGGCCGCGCCACCAAACTCAGCGGCTCGCGGCCCGCCAGCTCGACCCGCTCGAGGTCGGCGCGGGTGTCGATGGGCCCCGACGTGCTGCCCGCGACCACGTCGTACCACTCCTGCTCGCCCAAAGAGTCGACGGCGGTGTCGTTCGTTTTCGCGTCGGTGGCGCCCAGGTCGTACTCGACGGCCGCCTCCGCCGCGCCGGTCTCGGGCGGCCGGCTGTAACTGGTGTTCGAAAGCCCGCTGCCGCTGACCAGCATCAACTCGGTGTTCTCGTTGGCGCTGAACGTTATCGACAGCGGGCTCACGTCGGCCGACGTCCACCCCTGCCGCTTCCGGAAGCCCATCACGTACGTCCAGTCCGGGTAAGCGTCGAGGCTCAAAGCGACACCGCCGTTCTTCTGCGGCGTCCACGCCTGGCCGTTCACGCGC